GGGTCTCTTCGGTTGTGTATTATATATGTTAGTAATCATCGTCACTTGTTTGTGACTCCACCCACTCAGCATTGTTTCTACAGTATGCATCAGCATCTATTTCCATATGCCAGTGGGTGACAGTGTGTAGAGTCTGTATCATACACATCATACCAAGTATCAGCACAGGTCCTATCCATAAGGGGTGCATAATTATTTCACCTGGTGTTCGTTTCATACTATATCATACACTTTTTTCTTCTGTGCTTCAGGCAACACACGAGTCAAGGTTACATTAAGTAATCCATTGTTTAGTTTCACGTCAGTAACCTCAACATCATCTGATAGGTTGAATGACTTGTCAAATGAACGTGCTGCTATTCCTCTGAAATTATATTCTCCTTGCTTATCCTCTTGAACTTTAGTGGATTTGATATGGAGTTGATGTCTCTCTGTAGAAACTTCGACATCCTCCTTACTCCATCCTGCTAATGCCATCTCGATCTTCCACTTATCTTCACTCTCTTTGACGATGTTATATGGTGGGTAAGATGTGCTTTGGGGGTTCAATCCAAATGCGTGTAATCTTGTTAGTGTGTCATCTAGTCCGACACTATATTTGTTGATTGCATCAACAAGAACATCCATATCTTTGGATGCAAAATTTGAGAACCTTGTAAGTCCTGTCATTGTTTTTCTCCTTTAAAAGCGAGGTTTGATTTTGTGGTCCCCGAAGGCAACCACCTATATTTAGCGTGAATAGTACAAATATACAAGTACGGTCAGGTAGAAATGTCCGTATTGATACCTATTTTTAATGTTAATTAAAGCTAAATAGGTACGAAAGGTATCGTGGAATTATGAAAAAAGCATCCTTACTTTTCGGTATGGCATTGCTAGGGTTTACATTACCAGCACGTGCAGATTTGACACATAAATTGACAAGCTCAGTTCAATTACAGGTTGACGCAGGATACACACAAGTATCTAGAACAGCAAACTCATACAGTACCAGTGGATCTGGTGTTTCTACAACAGTAACACCTTCTGGTGGTAGTGCTGCTAGTAGTCTTGGTGGTATAACTGCTGTCAGTAACGCAGGTGTAGCAACTTTTACACTGCCTGATGCAGCACAAACAACTCAAGGTAATTCATACAGTTACACACAGAACATAACAACTGGTGACGCTATCGTTACTACTGCTGCTGATGTTGGTGATGTAAATGGTTATTCGAATACAGTTTCTACAGCACCTGGTAGTGCTGGTTCATTGGCTGGAACCCTTGCCACATCTGGTGCCATTGGTTTAACAGCTGGTGGGGCTGGCACTTCGGCTACGGGACAGTTCGTCACAGAAATTACCATACGTTGATCGGCTATATAAGATGAGACGTATAGGACTCCTACTATTATGTTTCTTTGGTGTACCATTGAGAACCCTTGCGGTGCCTGTGGTCCCCAATTTTCAGCAGGGCTCGATGACGAGCCACACCGAGACTGAAAGTACAATTACGGAGACCATAAATTCTATAGATTATCGTACAGGATGGGAGTATTCAGTGACAGGGGTAGGCGTATCCAACGATGGAGAAGCACTCAACCCCAACGTGAACACGTCAACAGTGACAATAAATCCAACAGTGGGATCGGGAGATGGAGCCATAACAGGTTCGGTCACTTCTTCCTACGACAACTTGGATTTCAACAATCAAGGAACGTTCACGATAACAACTCCAGGAGAAGCCTTTCAATTTACCCAGAGTTATCAAGGACCAGGGATGACCAACCAAACTCTCATACAAAGGGTCACCCAGATAAAAAGTGTCACCGACACAACCAGCACATTTACCCAGTGATACCAAGGGGTTTCAGGAATGCAAGAAGAATATACAGAACCACAGCCGCTGCTATCCTTGGTAGTTTTACTTTTCTTCCTAGTGGTACTGCTCTCGCTGAAGGTGTTGGTGGTGTAAGTGCTACTGCTAATCCTATAGCCAACTCGTCGGGCTCAGTCACCAACCAGGCAATACAGGTTTTACAAGGTCCGTATATAACAAACACATATGGTGGTGGTGTACAGTGTCAAGGTAGTACGTTCAACGTGACACCATACATCCAGTTTGCTGACTCAAGGAAAGATCCTTGGGAAGATTTCTATAATGATCCACAATATAATATGACTGACCTGTCAGGTAAGACAACCAAACAGGTAGTGACAGTTAAAAACTATCCTTGGGAGTCGTGGTATGACGACAGAACTAAAGCAGATGGAACTAGATGGTTCCCAGATGGAGAAGATATACAAATAGAAATTGATGTAGATGGTCCTGATGGTGTCCCAGATGCAATAACCAATGGCAGTATGGATCCTACGTGGTACAAACCAATACGTACGGATATGAAAGCCAATCAAAGTTTTAATGTTGGTGTATCTGCAACCCTATCAATCCCATTGAATAAGAAACTGCAAGAGCAATGCCATCAAGCTGCTGAAGCACAGATTAATATGCAGAATCAATTAGTATCTAATAAGCGTTTAGACTTTGAACTTGCGAGATTAAAAAATTGTGGTGAATTGAAAAAAGCTGGTATATTCTTCCATCCAGCATCACCTTATCACGCAGTGTGTGCTGACGTAGTTGTTACTGCAGCAGGTGGACAGGTTGTTCCACATCAACATAACATAAGTAGACCTACTTTTGAGTCTTCTTCGGAGACTTCTTCTTCAGAGGAGGTAGTCCCTTCTTCTTCCGATACTGATCAGCCCGAATCTCAGAACGAGAAGGACGATAAGTTGTCTTTCCTAGGATTGAGTTTACCTTGGTCACAACCTTCTTCACTACAGGTTTCACCACCCTCAGCAGCAAGTCAGCTAGGGGTTTGGCAAGTAGGGCACTCGATGCAGCCACAGATGCTATCACCGCAGTCGTCGTCACAATCTGAGGACTAGGTAGGTACGCTTCTACAGCACCTATATCCTCATACAACGTTACACATATTTTTTCACCATCAGGGTTCTTAGGATCCCTCTGTAACTCAAATCCACTGACCTTCTCTTTCTGGTTCTGTGCTACATCACCTATACGTGGTGCCAACGGACCTGGACAGGGAGGGTCTCCGTCTTGTTCAGGGGTACCAGGTGGATCAGGAGTATCAGGTGGATCAGGAGTATCAACCTCTCCTGTATCTACACCTTCTGGTTCTGTTTCTGTTTCAACTGTAATAGTTTCCCAACTTAATGATCTAGCATCATAATCAGGTGGCTCATAATATGGCATACCTGCATCACATAATACCGTATTTCCTTTAGGGTCATCATTGACCAACATCTTATTATTATTTCCTTTCGTATTCTCCTTGTGTACTTTGACACAACCAGGCATATCAACTACAGGAGTACCAACCACTGTAGTAACTGGAAATGTTAATCCTTGAACAGCAGGTACATCATTCATCCACGATTGATCTGCAATATATGGTGTTCCTATAGGTCTTATATCATTTGTATAGGTATTAATAATAGGAATCCTCGTACCATTGACAGTTATGTCATAGATACGAGGACCATTAATGGTTACGTTTGGTACGTTAATGTTACCCACGAGTTTCTTCTATTGCTTCTTTGATTACAGTCTTTAACTGCCTTAGTTTTTTCTTACCAAGACCTGCTCTTGTATCTATCTTGACCTTCAACCAATACACAAAGGCAAGTACCAGTATAAACTGAATGCCTTCTGCCCAAGATAGGTTCCACGCTTCATTTAAGTCAAGCGTTGCTGCTGCTAATAAATTAATCATTTTTGAGGAATCTGTTGTTTATAATTTTGTGATGGAGTTGGAAGTCCTTTGACATTACCAGTAGTCTCTGGCCAACTATCCCAAATTGCTTTTTGAACTTCTTCTCGAACAATTTGTCTAAGTTCAGTTTCTTCTGCTTGTCTTCTCTTCTCTGGTCCACCAGTTTGTTGGTCGATGACGTGATTGCCACCGACAAAAGCACCAGTACCAACTACAGCAATAGCGGTACCAGTGCTAGTGATCTTCTGGATATCCATTAGAAGGCAGGAACTGATTTTGAAGGATCTATTTCTGACATTGGTGACTGAGGAGCAGCCATATCAGGAACAGTTCCCTTAAGGGCACCGCCACCAAGATCAGGTACACCACCACCAAAACCACCGAGTGATCCTAATGCTTTCTGTGTCACACTGTCTATTATGGCATCCTTATTAAGATACACGTAGCCACCAACACCAACAACGGTGAGAGATACAACGCTAGACGCAATAGCGAGTACATTGATAATTTTTTGCATTTTAAATAATTATAGCAATCTTATTTATCTTACCACAAGTTCTTCTTCTTCACAATTCTCATTAAGATCAGAAACCATATTACCACCAATTTCAGCACCCTGATTTCCACCAAACATTGCTACCCATCCAGCAGCCAACCATCCTACGAATGGTATACCTGATACGCTAGGAGCTACAGCAGTACCAACGCTAGTACCAACAAGTCTTCCTGTCTGTTTACCACCACCTACTGCTTCAATGCAGGCAACAGTCTTATCAGTTAATTCACCACCACCACTTTTTACTATTGTGGATGGATCTTGCCACGATCTCTTGTTAGATACAGGTCCACCTTGATTGGTCTGACCATCCATTACATACTCCTCAACAACTTGAGTTGTATTGGTTGCTAGTCCTAAGAAACCACCCTTTCTCTTGATGTCCTTAGTGATGTGCATTGTCTTAGGATCGTTAGCAGTGTAACTGATCTTATAACCAGTCTCATCTGCTGATACAACATAAGATGTATAATCTCCTACTGGAGGATTGATATAAGGTACCTTATTGGATTGCCTAGTTGCTAGTAATCCTATCATACCTATATGGGACACTCCAAAGACTGCACCCAAACTAATTCCTATCCACTTGTCCATAATGTTTCTCTTATAATTTAAAATTTTCGTCCTTCTTAGGATCTATAGCAATAATTTTTAAAGGAGCTTGTTCGATGATAAGTGTTTGAGTAGGACCACCATTCTTACCTACACCGTTACCATTTTGTCCATTCATTTTCATAGTACCATCACCTTTTTTAGATGCAGTTTGAATCCCAAAGCTAGCTAAAACTCCCGTAAAAACCGAGGCTATGAAAGTCGGGTCGATCTTTTGTTGTGGTACTCCTGGGATGGCAACGTAATTTAAAGTCAAAATTCCGCCACTCCAAACCAAAACGCCAAGGCGAACAAATGTACTAATGATAGCAGCTTGCTCATCCTCATCTGGAAGGATCTTATCTTTGATTTTACCAAAGATACCTTTCTTCTCTTCCTCTTTTAGTTCTTCCTTTACTTCTTTTGCCATTTATACCTATGAAGCTATTACTATATAGCTCATTCAGTAGGTTGCTTTTTCTTACCTATATTATACTTCGATTCTAACTTCCAATCACCCTTATCTTTATAGGCTATGACTTTAATTTGATTAAGTGGTGCTAGTACACCGAGTTCAGACTCAGTTACAATATCCACTAGACCCCAATCAGACAAAAGTTTAGTAATTCTGTTGCGTCGTTCAATATCATTCGATGTTAAGTTAGCGTGTTTACCATCTAACGCAAACAACTCTTTGAAATGCACGATGTAATACTTGCCTTTCTTATGCAGTATGTGACAGGACTGGAACAACTTCTTTTCCTTACGAGAAGCTACACCTATCCTAGTAAGCGTCTCTCTAACCTTTAAGAAGTCATCTGGTTGCCTTAAGGAAACCTCGACCATCATATCCACAGACCAAGACACGTCTTGCTCTTCACTCATCTCACTCCTCCAGTATTCAGTTTTGATTTGATCAATTCGATCTGATCATTAGTCAGAATTCGTAATGCATCCCGAGCTTTGTCATTGTTATAACCAAAGTATTGCTTAATAAGATCAAGGTTCTCTGCCTTATCTTTTTTAAGCCAGGGACTGTAACGACGCTTCTTTCTGAGACTATTTAGATAAAACGAATATTGCATATCCTTGTCTAGGTGATGCATCTTATTAATCTCATTTGCATATAAAACTGAATCAATATGACCTGACAAACATTTGTTCACAATAT